AAATTTTGGTTTTCAATGGGAGAATAATCGTGATTTACTCGCAACTCCTTTTCAGACAGGGTAGCGGTAAAATCAACAGGCGGTGGTAATTCCAAAGACTCAGAAGGGGCAGAATTGCTCACATACAGGGATCGGATCATGATAGCAGCAGTGCCAGCAATGAGTCCAAGACCAATAACTTCCAAGAGTGCCTTAATGTAGGGGTTGTACTTGTCGCGATGGGCCTCAGCCACATCAGAGATTGCAGTTCTACGATCAGACAGAGTTTGGTAAGCGGATTGCCTCAAAAGAAGCGAGTAACCAGAGGCCCAAAACCACATGGTAAAACCAGTGGTGATGAGCATCATATGATACGAACCGCTAAAACAACATCTCTGGAGCAAGCCAAGGCCAAATAAGAAAAGGCCTCTCGCTCCATACGTATGTGCAAGTTTTATGCGACGACACAGTTTAACGTCCTGCAGTACAGGGGCAAGACGACGGACAAATCCAGTGTCCCAAAGATTGTCGGGTAGCCAATACCACCACTGAAGAAAATCCTCAGTGCTGATGTGATCGACTAAAGTGGAAACAACCGAATCAATGGCTTTTTCCCACCCCAACAAACGTCCTAACCAGGTCCCAATAAAGGGAAATTCTCCCAGTCTCTCAATGGTGGCTTTACGGGCGCTCTTCCAAAAGGAAGCTGCGACCCAGTCGGCAACTAAAGAGGCTGATTGCTGTTCAACTTCTTCCTCGTGAGGAGGCAGCCGTTCAGGCATCGGAAGATCATCATGGACAGTGCCATGCCCGCAGTCAGCAATAATTTCCATAGCTGATGGGTTAGGTCTGGGTGGTGGTCGACCTCCACGGCCTCGTCCACGTCCTCGCTGATGTCCACGGCCAAAAGCACGCGATCGAACTCGATTTAGCATGCGATCCGTAGACGAACTAGAAGACGAATCTCCTTGCTCAGAGGACGAAGAGGAAGAATGAATCTGATAATTAGGATCCGGCGGGGAAACAACTTCAACTTCATCCTTCATTTTACCGCAGCGGCAAGTAACGCGGTTGCATTCTTTGCACATGGTATACGTAGCCTTATTAATGCGAGAAAGGTGTTTCTCCTGCTGGGCATCGTGCTGTGCCATGATGAGTTCCATGTAGTACAGGAAATCTCTGGCATCCAATTGGTCCAAAACCACTGTTTTACCAGTGGAGGGGTCTTCAAACCGCTTGGGCACGTAGCCTGCTTTCACAGACGTATTTATCGTGAAGAGATGAACATCATTGAGCTGGTTGTTACCAACCCATACATGTTTGGGATTCTCTTCAAAAACTGCAGTATCAATCCCACCAACCGAATTGCGATACTCGGAACGCACAACAACATCGACCAAGATAATTCTGCGTCGGACTGAGTCCGGATCAACAGAAATAGCCTCGATGTGCATATGTCGGTTATTGGTGGAACCAATTACCATTTTTAAGTCTGGCATGACTTTCCCTTTTGATTCAACTTCAGCTTTATTAGCAACAAAGGGAATATTGTTGCACGCTTGAAGTGCCGCGGCGATACCCATCGAAGGGTCATACGCCAACGGTCTATTAGCTACATCATCAAAAATCAAAACAAGAGTTGCATTTGTCACTTGAGAGTGATACTTATCATCAGGGGTAATTGAGCCTACAAGAGCAGGTTCATACTTGATATTCAACATTGCCATTCTAATTTTAATGAGAGCATTCATGAGACCACTTTTTCCGCAGCCAGGAGCGCCATGAAGAATGATTCCTACAGGTTGAGGAACCAATTCTCCGGCGCGTCGACCTAGAGCCAATTCGAATCGCCATTTGTTGAGCAAACACAAACGGTCGGAAAAGATTTTCCGTTGATAAGAACCTCCAGGCGCAGTAGTGCACGCAACAGTGTACGCGCGGACAGCTACGTCCATCTCTCCCATTAGCTCTCCCCAACAGCCACCATTTTTGACAAAGTCACCGGTGACGACTGAGGGCATCTTATTACGAATATTTTCATACATAGTGTCTAAACGTGCAGACATTGTCTTTTCGTAAAAGAAAGGAAGAAGATTTCCCGCCTCCCAAGAGGCGATGACGCTTTCAACAAAATAGTTGAGGGCCATAGCTATTCCATCAATGATGGAACCTACATCGGCAAAATGATCAAGAGCAGTCAAACGAAAAATCCTAATCGAATTAATGTGGAGGTCAGTCCACGATGTGGGAGCAAATCCCAAAACAATTGCTATCGACAAAAGATTGCCAACATGCTTGAAAATGGGTGCATCATAACTCTGGCGCCAATTATCCATACAATAGCGGAAAGAATGAAGAAATCCACCACTCTCTTTTGAAAGAGCTTTGGTGGAAATATCAATACTTTCTTGAATTTCTGGATCTTTTGAGCGCATGGTTCCTGTAAACAGAGAACCAAGGGAAGA